GCCGAGCGCTCCGGTGTTGCCCTGTGCGGCTTTCATCAGCGCCTGGGAGACCGAGGCCAGATCTTTGCCGGTGCCGGCCGAGATGTCGGTGGCGAGGGCGAGCGCCTTCTGTGCCTCCTCGGTGTCACCGAAGCCGCGGGCGAGATCGGCCATCGCCGGCCGGAGGTCGTCGTCGGCGATGGCGGTCTGTTTCGACAGGGACGAGATGTAGGCCTCGGTCGATGCGATCTGAGCGTCGGTCGCCCCGGTCGTGTTCTTGAGACTGGCGGCGAGTTGCGCTTGCGCCTCGGCATCGGCGGCGGCGGCGGCGACGGACTCTTTGCCGAAGTCGACGATCGCCCCAACAGCGAATGCTCCACCGATGGCGAGCGCGGCTTTCTTGCCGAAGCTCTCCAGCTTGGAGCTCGCGCCCGAGGTGGCCTTGTCGACCTCGCCCGTCATCTGGGACGTGTCGGCCAAGAACCTGGCAAGGATCGTCGGGCCGGATGCCATGCCTGCTCATCGCTTCTTGCGCGCCGCGCGCTCGCGGGCTTTGATCTCGTCGCGCATGTAGCTGACGAATGCCCGATAGGTGATGTCGTCCATCTCGTAGGCCTCGGCCGGGCTCAGTCGCCAGAATCGACAGAAGGCGGCGAGCTCGCGGAGCCGACGAGATTCGTAGGGTCCATGTCGAGCACGCCCTCCTCGACCTGCACGTCGATCTCGGCGCAGTCCTCCCAGCGAAGCCCGGGGAACTGTCGGCGCAGCTTCATCCAGATCAGGGTTTGGATGCGATCGGCGCCGTCGGCATTGGGCCCACACATCTCGTCGAAGGTCTTGCCGGTCTGCGCCTTGAGCTCGCGCTGGGTTCCGGGCGCGGGGATGCGGCGGGCCTCGTCGGCGGCGAGGTGGATGAGCTCGGGCAACTGTCGATCGACTGGCGGTGCCCCGTTCAAGCTGATGGTGTCGACCATGCAAACCTCTCTGCTGATTCGGTGGCCGCCTCGGTGGCGACCGTGATGAACTCGTCCTCGCTGGCGGCAGCGACCGGGAACAGGTATCTGCCCTCGGAGATGTAGGGCCGGGCTCGGCCACCGCCGAACTCGATCCATCCGTCATAGGGCACGCTGCCGTCGTAGCCGACCCCGATGCCTCCCTCCTCGTTCGATGTGCCGATCGACCCGGCGAGTTGTCCGGTCACGACAGGCACCCGGCCGCGCACCTGATCGGCCACTCGATCGGCGAACGGTTCCGATGCCTTGGTGACGGCCGGGGCAACTTGATCGGCCCACTTGCGGAGGTCGGCCATCGCCGCTTCGGTGCCGATGAACTTGACCTCGGTCGTCACTGCGTCGCGACCTTCTCCTTCTTGGCAGCCGTCGAAGCCTCCTCGGCCGCGACAGGCGTGATGTTCTGCGTGGGCACGAGCGTCCATCCGGCGATCGACCACTCGAGGTCGAAGCTGGACGCATCGCCCACGTCACCGCTCAAGGGCGTGAATGGTTGCGGGATGAGCTGGCCCGTGTACTCGGGGTTGGTGGCCGAGATCGGCTCGTTGCCGTTCGGCACGACCGTGAAGTCGACGGGCACCCCGCCCTCGACAGCGGCGGTGAGGATCTCGTTCGTCGCCGCCGGGTCGTAGCTGTGATACAGCGATGCTTTCAACGTCCACTTGACACTGCCGGGGTACTCACGGATGCCGCACGAGGTCTTGACCTCAACGGTGGTCACGTCGGGGGTCATCTCGATGTGCGACATCAAGCACTTCAGCGAATTGAACACCGGCGTGGTCGGGTCCATGTCGGAGATCGTGAACTCGGGGCTGTAGAGGATGACGGGATTCGGATCAGGCATCAGGGGCCTCCTGTGATCGGGATGCGCAGCGTGATCCGCGCAGCGAGATAGTTGATGTTGGCGATCGTGAAGGCCCGCGGTCCCGAGACTGAATCAAGCGGCCAGGCGCCGGCATCGGCGGCGAGCCGGCCGAGCGTGTGGTCGACGAGCTGCTCCAAGGTCTCGATCCCCGCACCGGGCACCAACCGGCCGGCGACGCAGGTGATCACGATCCGGCCCTCGCGCAGGCAAGCGGTCTGCGGTCGGAGCCACGGCTCGCCCCAACCGAGCATCAGCGCGGGGGGTTCCAGTGCGTCGACGAGATCGACGAGCACACTCGGATCGGCGTCGTCGATCGGGGCGAGCGCGGCGGCCAGCTTGGCCCGGGCATCGAGCAGGTTCATCCGACGCCCCACTGTTCGGTGACCGGTGTCAGCACGGCGGCGTGACGGCCGAACCCCGATGCCGGTGCCTGCAGCACGCCGGTCTGCTCGAAGCCCACGCCACCATTGGCGGCATCGGCGGCCTTGTACCACTCGGCCGCCCGGTTGACATTGGTCCGACTGACGAGGGCCGGCACCGGATCGAGTGGGATCGTCGGATCGACCCGATCCATGTTGGCGTCGATCTCGGCAGCGGCCGCCTCCAGGCAGGCATCGAGGAGCTCGGTCTGGGTCGTCGCCAGGCGCGGATCGTTCAGGGCAGCGGCGAGATCGGCGGGCGTGGCGTAGGCCATCAGCCCCTCTTGGCGGATCGTCGAGACTCCGGTTCTGATTCGGGCTGTGGTTCCGGCTCGGGCTCGGGCTCGGGTTCTGGTTCCGGCTCGGGAGGCGTGTTCTCGCCCGCGCTCGACCAGATCGGCGCCAGCCCGATCGCTTCCCGATTGGGATCGTCGTAGGTGGTGCTCCTGCGGGTCATGGCGTCTTGGTCACCGACACGACGCCCGCGGGCTCGATCACGACGATGTCGAAGTCGCCGGCATAGCCGACCTGCACGCCCCAGACCGAGGGCTCGACGACCTGGAGGTTGCCGTACTTGTACTCGAAGGCGCGGGCGGCGGCGGTCGAGTAGACGAGGATCGTGCCCGGCTGGAGGCCTGCGGACATGATCACGGTCAAGCCGGCGATCGAGCCCTGGACCCCGGACGGATCGAGCGTGAACGGTTGGAAGCCAGCGCTGAAGGCGTTGGTCGGATTGATCGGCGGGAAGATCGGGCCGATCATGCCGAGCATGTCGGGAGAGACGGCGACGATCACACGGCCCTGACCCTTGGTCGCGGCGAACACCTGACCGGCCGCGCCCCAGATGGCGGTGGCGACGGCAGCACCGGTCGCCGGGCCTGTCGGGATCACCGGGCCGGCCGTGGCGGCAGCGGTCAGCACCGTGCCGGCCTCGTCCTCGGTCTCGATCCCGTACTGCTGGGCGAGGGCGTTGAGGACCATGTCGAGGATCGCCGGGCTGGACCGGTTGATGTCCTGCTTCGACACGTTGACGTAACCGCCGAAGGTGTCGGCGCCGAGCGGCGTCTTGGTGATCAGCATCTTGCGCGAGGCGAGCTCGGTCTTCTCCCCGACCTGCTTGCCGACCTGGGTGTGCTGCGTCACTCGGGCATACGACCAGGCGCCCGAGCCGAGATCGGTCGGGCCGAGCGTGGCGCAGATCGGCCGGGCGACCTGGATGAAGTTGACGATCGGGCCGACGATCGTTTCGGGCAGCAGACCCGGGTTGTCGGCGGTCGTCTGGTGCGCAGCGGCACGGTTGAAGATCTCCAACCGCTCCGAGGCGGCCCGGTCGCCCAACTGGCCGAAGTACAGATCTGCGATGTAGGCGCCGGCCGAGCGGTACTCGACGGGACCCATGCCGTTGTGCCGGCGATGGCCTTGGAGCTCGGTGTCGATCTCGGCCGCACGACGGCGCGACTCGATCGACAGGCGGGAGGTCTCGCGCAGCGGGTTGAGTTGATCGGCAAGCTGCCCGATCCGGGTGCGGGCGTTGGCGACCATCTCCATCTCGGAGGTGTTGAGGTCTCGGTTGGCTTCCTCGGCAGCACCGACGAGGCCCTCGATGAACGTGTTGCGCTCTTCGAGCTCCGATTCGAGGCGGGCGATCATGGCATCGGTCGCAGGCATGGGCGACTCCTAACGTGAAAGATGAGGTTCACGTAGGGCTTCGGTCACCCGCTACAGCCGGCCCGCTCTGCGGTCATCGACGGCTGGTAGTGGCTTGGCGCTACAGGGCGCATCGTACGCGCGATCGGAGTGCCCGAGTCAAGCATCCTTCGTCGGCCGGCTGGTCATCATCCAGAGGCGGACCTGATCCAGGTTCGGCGTGGCGATCGGCGCGGCGGGCGCGGCGCCGAGGTCGGCCGCACGCACGGAGAGGATGCGGCCCTCGTAGGCGCCCTCGGGAACCATCGCGATGTGGTCGAGGAAGGCCTTTGTCACTCGTCGGCGGGAGCGCATCTCCAGCCACCGCTCACCGCCCGGCATGACGGCGAAGCCGACCGATGCTTCGAGCGACTGATCGTCGGCAAGGGCGAGCGTCTCGTCACCGAGTGGCGTGCGAGCGATCCGCAATTCGGCCACGAGTCCCTCGGTGCGGCTCGGATGCAGCGCGCAGGCCCGGCCGACCGTGCGCTCCAGATCATGATCCCGGTTGACCTTGACCCGGTTGGCACGGCGCTCGACGCCATCGAAGGAACCGGGCGCGCATGACTCGATGCACGGCCGGCCGTGGACCATCACGGCCGCATCGGTGTCGTAGGGCATGGCGACGAGCTCGATCGTGCGATCGGCCCAGCGGACCTCGAAGTCGCTCACCGAGCGGAACTCGATCGGGCGGGCAGGACGCACGTCGGCGGCGTCGATG